AATGAATGAATATATATTAAAATCTATGCGCTACATAGATAATCCAAACTTATTTACTAGTGAAGAGATGGAAAGTAATGCTACTGCTAGTGGTGGTTACCTTGCTAATGCTGCTGCTAATGCTTCTCATGCTGCTGCTCATGCTGCTAATGCTGCTTCTCGTACTGCTGCTGCTATAGACAGATTCTTTAAAATTACAGGTGAAGATAAAGAAAGTTATAATAACGAAGTGGGGCGTCTAAAAAATGAATAAACCCACTGGAAAATTATTGTTTGCATACAACACTATAACAGAGTTAAATTCGCGCATTTTAGAGTTAGAAAACGAGCTGAGAACTTTACTAGTGACTATTGACGATGTTGACTATTATGACCCATATTTAGCTGTCGCAGAGGGTAAAGCCCTCAAAGTGTTAGAGGAATAAGAAAATGAATGACGACAACTGGTACGACATCCCCTTGGTGGTGTGTGGTGCTGTAATTATAATTTGTTTACTGGGGGTTTGATATGACAGAAATTTTGATGGGACCATCTATAATCTTAATCGGGTGGGGTATGGTAATCTTGCCATTTCTTGTTGTATTTTCTTGTCTCTTTGATTGGTCTATAGAGCAGGTACTAGGGGCTACCTTTATGTTTTTCCTTGGGGTTTGTTGGTTTGTTATTGCTTTTTCACTTATACTTTAGGGGTTAAGATGGGCGTATGTATAGAGAAATTACCACATAGCTGTGGTTCACAAAATGGGTTACAGGTATTCGAGGGGGAGGAGGGTTACAACGGCTATTGTTATGCTTGTACCACCTTTGTACCAGACCCTTACAAGAACAAGCCAAGAGGCTATAAACCTGTAGTTATCCGTAAAACAAAAGAGGAGATAGAGGAGGAGCTAGCTGATATAAAAAGTTGTGGTGTTGTAGGNCTACCACAACGAAAGCTACACGCTCTAGCCTTAGGTCATTTTGGTGTTAAGGTCGGTATGTCTGAAGTGGATGGNAAAACACCAACTGTTACTTACTTCCCNTACACTAGAGATGGTGAAGTTGTTAGGTATAAATGTGTTCTTATAGCTAATAAAAAGATGTGGAATGTTGGTGATAGCAAAGATATAGACCTCTTCGGTTGGCCTGAGGCTATTAAGACGGGTAGTAAACGTTTATATATAACTGAGGGTGAGTACGATGCTGTTGCACTGTATACCATTATCAGAAAGCACACCAAGGATGAGTACAAAGACATATTACCTGCGGTGTGTTCACTACCTAATGGAGCAGGACAAGCTAAGGCTGCTTTGTCTAAGCTACTGCCTAAGATAAAGCGGCACTTTCAGGAGGTGGTACTGGTCTTTGATGGTGATACGGCAGGACGCAAGGCAGTAGATGAGGTTATGACCATAGCGCCTAAGTGGTTAGATGCTTCATTACCTTGTAAGGATGCCAACGAGTGCCTTATGGAGGGCCATAGTAAGGCAGCATTCAACTCTGTGTTATTCAGAGCTGAAAAACCTAAGAACACTAGACTAGTTTGGGGAGAAGAGATACATGAAGAGGCAAAGGAGAGAGCTGAGTTCGGTGTGTCTTATCCTTGGGATAGTGTTACTGACCTCACCCGTGGTATAAGAACTGGTGAGACTATATACATCGGGGCAGCACAGAAAATGGGTAAGAGTGAGGTTGTTAATACATTAGCTGCTCACTGTATAAAACAGCACGACTGGAAGGTGATGGTTGCAAAGCCTGAAGAGGCAAACAAGAAGACCTACAAGTTAATTGCAGGTAAGATTGTTAGTAAGGTATTCCATGACCCTAAGGTAGACTTCGATGAATACGCATACGAGGAGGCAGGGGTCGTATTACGAGGTAAACTATGTATGGTTAACCTCTACCAACATTTAGGTTGGGACTCACTACAAGGGGACATAGTAGCTGCTGCTGCTGAAGGATGTAAGGCCATCTTTATTGACCCTATAACTAACTTAACTAACGGGATGAACTCAGCAGATGCTAACACTAAACTTCAAGAAGTTGCACAAGAATTGGCGGCTATGGCTCTTGACCTCAACGTGGTTATTTTTATTTTCTGTCATCTACGCAATCCAGATACAGGAGTTCCCCATGACAGAGGAGGTGTCGTTCTTACTGGGCAGTTCGCTGGTAGTAGGGCTATGGGGCGTAGTTGTAACTACATGTTTGGCTTGGAGGGGAACAAAGACCCTGAGTTAAGTAAAGAAGAGCGTAACTTAAGAACTCTAGTGTTACTAGATGACAGAGAGTTCGGTGAGGTCGGACGTACAGATTTATTCTGGGACTCCAGAACTACACAATTTAACGAGGTATGAGGTGGATGAAATACAGGACTACTACAAGGAAAACTATGAAAAAATGATAAAGATTGCCCGTAACAAGACAAGGAATACAGGCTGTGCTGAGGAGGTGGTCCAAGAAACTTTCTTTAGGGCAATTAAATATGGTGATAGCTTTTCTGTTGACAAGGGCTCTTTAGATAGCTGGGTAAATGGTATCCTAAGTCGATGTATTAATGATTGGCTCAGAGGTTATATGTTACAAGGTCGAGAAGTAGAGTTCAAAGAGGAAGAACTCACGGATGAAGAACTTACACTTTCAGAGAACATAGGGGAGGATAACAGGACAATGAGCGAGATCAAGGCTATGGTTAACGCTATTAGCTCCGAGAGTAACAGGCAAATTTGTTACTTACATTTTATAGAACAACATACACCTAGGGAGATAAAGCAAGTGATTGATGTTACTCCTGATGCAATAAGAAGTGTGTTGAAACGTTTTAGAAAAGACTTACAGGTGGTGTATGGATAAGGTTCGTTGGTATGAAGGAGGTATGACTCCAAAGAAAGACTGTCGTATGGATATGACAGAGGAGAACTTCGATAGGATTATCGCTATGAGGGATGAGGTAATTTTTGAGATGAAAGATGAGATAGCTTACTTAAAAAGTAAAGTTAATAAACTGCAACAAAAACTAAAATAGGAGTTACCTTGGATAAAGAGCTATATGTATTTGATATCGAGTGTAATGGTTTTAATCCTGATAAGATTTGGTGTGTAGGAGTCTCTCAGAGCTCTGCTAAAGGGGTTAATACTACAATCTCATATAATCACATGAGAAAACTGTTTAGCCGCCCTGAGGTAGTCCTAGTGGCTCACAACGGTATTAGGTTTGATAAGGTTGTCTTACAAAACTTATTGGGTATTGAGATTAAAGCCTTGGTTGTTGATACATTGGCATTGTCATGGTACTTACACCCAGCAAGAAGTAAGCACGGCTTAGCTAGTTGGGGTGAAGAGTTCGGAGTACCTAAGCCTTTAGTAGAGGATTGGGAGGACCAACCTATAGAGGTCTACTTAGAGCGTGTTGAAGAAGACGTTAAGATTAACACCTTACTATGGGAGAAGTTCTACAAAGAGCTCTACAATATGTATAAGAACGATGATGCGATATGGCGATTCATCGAGTACTTGTCCTTTAAAATGGACTGTGCTGCTGACCAAGAGCGATTCAAGTGGAAGCTTGACATAGACAGGGCTCAAAGGAACTACGATTCTCTTTCTGAGATAAGAGATAGTAAATTCTTAGAGTTACAGGCTAACATGCCTCTTGTACCTGTTAAGAAGAAACGTGAAAGACCTGCTAAACCATATAAGAAAAATGGGCAGTTATCAGCTCATGGTGTTGTTTGGTTTGATTTACTTAAGGAACACAACTTACCTGATAGCCACCAAGATGAGGTTGTGGTTATAGCTAGCTACAAAGAACCTAATGCAGGTAGCCCCAATCAAATTAAAGATTGGTTGTACTCACTAGGTTGGACACCTACTACGTTCAAGTTTGTACGTAATAAGGAGACTAACGAAACTAGGGAAATACCTCAGGTTAATAACAAGGACGGTGATGGTGTTTGTGATAGCATCAAGAGGTTGTTTGTTAAGGAGCCTAAGCTACAACTACTAGATGGGTTATCAGTAGTTAAGCACAGAGTAGGAACGTTTAAGGGGTTCTTAGAAAATGTAGATGACCACGGGTATCTTAAGGCAGAGGTACAGGGCTTAACTAATACATTACGCTTTAAGCACAAGGTTATAGTTAACTTACCTGCTGTTGATAAGTTTTATGGTGAGGAGGTCAGGGGTTGTTTAACATGTCCTGAGGGCTATGAGCTAGTAGGTAGTGATATGGCTGCACTAGAGGACAGAACAAAGCAACACTATATGTTTCCACATGACCCAGATTATGTAGCTAAGATGATGGAGGAAGGTTACTGTCCTCACGTTGATATAGCTGTACTGGCAGGTTACTTAACTAAAGAGGAGGAGGTAAGGCATAAGACTGGAGAATTCTTAGATAATCAGGATAAAGTTTACATTAAAGGTGGACGTAAGAAGGCAAAACCTGTAAACTACGGTGGAGTATATGGACAAAAACCTAAGGGGTTAGCCAAAGAGACTGGTATGCCATTAGGTCAGGCCAAGAAGTTATACGATATCTATTGGGAACGTAACTGGTCCGTAGAGGTTATAGCAGCAGAACAAGTTGTTATAAAAGCTAATGGTAAACGTTGGCTTAAGAACCCAGTAAGCGGATTCTTGTACAACCTCAGGACGGATAAGGATAGGTTTAGTACCCTTAACCAAGGTACGGGTGTTTACTGTTTTGATATGTGGGTTAAGGAGGTGAGGAACTCTGGTATGCCTATTATAGGACAGATGCATGATGAGATAATAGGTCTTGTCAAGTTAGGGTGTAGAGACAGAGTTGCTTCTGTTATAAACAATGCAATGATTAAGACAAATAACTTATTACAGCTTGACAGAGAGTTAGACTGTGATGTACAATTCGGTACCACATACGCTGGTATTCATTAACTAAGAGAGAAATATAAATGGCTTTAAACGCACGTAAGATTAAGAGTAAAAGCAAGTTCATCGAGCAACCTACATTAGCAGTGGATAACTACCCTGCACGAGTAGCACAGATTATTGACTTAGGCTTACAGGATGGTGGTGAATGGAAGGGTGATAAGAAACCACCAGTAAATAAAATCTATATCACGTATGAATTGGTTGACGCATTCATGGTTGATAAAGATGGTACTGAGTTAGAAGACAAGCCACTGTGGAAGTCTGAGGACTTGAATCTCCTTAGCCCTGACATGGATATGGCTAAGTGTAACAAGCGTTACAAAGCTATTGACCCTGAAGAAGTCTTTGACTATGACTGGTCACAACTATTAGGGCAACCATGTAGTGTACTTACCATACACAAAGAGAGCAAAGGTAAGACGTATTGTAACGTAGGTAGTGTAACTCCTTATGTTGTAAGTAAGCGTAACCCTGAGCTACCTGAGTTAAAGAATGAGGGCAAGATGTTTACACTAGATGAGCCTGATATGGATGTGTTTAGTGCATTGCCTGAGTGGTTACAAGAACGTATTAAGTCTAACTTAGAGTTCAAGGGTAGCCCTTTAGATAAGATATTAAATGGTGATAGCAATAAGGCTACTGAGTCTGAGCCATCTAAGNNTGCACCTAAAGTTGCATTTAAGGACTTAGACTTTGATGAAGACNNACCTTGGTAGGAGGTTTAAATGTTAACACAAGATAGACTTAAAGAATTGTTTAATTATGACCCCCTCACGGGGGTGGTTACTAGAAAAGTCAAAACGAACAACAGCACTAAAATTGGAGAGGTGGTCGGTTCTTTAAGCGCTGCTGGCTATTTACATGCAAAGGTGAATAGTAAAAGCTACCGTTTACACAGGTTAGCTTACTTTTATATGACGGGAAATTGGCCTAACATTATTGACCACATTAATGGAGTAAAAAATGATAACAGGTGGGCTAACTTAAGGTCTTGTACTCAGCAGCAGAATACATTTAACCAGAAAATTTCATCTAACAACACTTCAGGATTTAAAGGGGTGAGCTGGGTTAGTAAAAGTAAAAAGTGGTATGTAACCGTAGCGGGACATAAGCCTAATGCACATGTTGGGTCTTTTGATTCTCTAGAAGAGGCCGCCAGTGTTGCTAAGAGGGTGCAAGCGGAGGTTCACGGAGTTTACGCTTGTATTAGGCAGGAGAATAGATGTTAGCACTAATTGACGCTGACTTAATCGCATATGAGGCTGCTGCGGCAGCCGATATGGTAGAGGAAGGACACGAGCGTAGAAGTTTCGATTATGTAGTAGACAAGGTAGATGAGACCATAAAGTTTATTACAGAGAACTCTGGTTGTGACTCTTACGAGTTATTCATAACAGGTAAGGGTAACTTCCGTTATGACATAGCAACCATCAAACCTTACAAAGGAAACCGTAAAGATACACCTAAGCCTTTCTACTTAGAGGCTACACGTAAGCTACTGGAGAGTTATGGTGCTGTAGTGTGTGATGGTATGGAAGCTGATGACATGCTAGCTGTACGTGCCAGAGAGATGGACTACAACGATTGCTGTATATGTAGTAGAGACAAGGATTTACGTATGGTACCTTGTATGCAATACAGTTGGGAGGTAGGTAGACAACCTGAATGGGGTCCAGAGTTGGTAGATAGGTTAGGAGGATTGCACTTTAGGTTCTCTGAGAAGATACTTAAAAATGGAGAAAAGAGTAATGCAATTAAGAAGGTGTATGGTACTGGGCTTAAGTGGTTTTATGCACAACTTATTATTGGGGACTCTACCGATAACATCGCTGGTCTGGAGGGAAAAGGTGGTGGACTTGTTCATCAAGTACTTGAACCTTGTACCACGGAAGAGGAGATGTTCTTGGCAACATTCAGTGCCTATAAAGATAAGTACGGTGACACCGCAACAGAACGTATACTAGAGCAAGGTAGACTGCTCTGGATGCACGACAAGTTAGATGAACGAGGCGAGGTTATACTATGGGAGCTACCTTATGAAGTTAAAAGCTAAGGACATCAAGATTTGGAGGAACAAATTACTTAAACTACAAAAAGGTAAGTGTAAGTTATGTGGTCTGGAGTTGTTAGAGGATGAGGCAGTCCTAGACCACGACCACGTAACAGGTCACATAAGAGCAGCACTGCACTCAGGTTGTAATAGAGCTGAAGGTAAGGCAATTAATTGGATATACCGTACTAAGAGTCAAGACCCAGTGGAGTTCGCTAAACAGTTAGCTAAACTCTGGGCCAAGGACTACAGTAAGTTACCACTACACCCAACTCACAAGACCCTTGATGAGAAACGTATAGCAAAGAACAACAAAGCACGTAAGCAGAGAGCTAAGAGGAAGGTAGATGTCAAATAATCACAAGGGCTATGCATTGTTTTTAGATGTAGAAGACAAGAAACAACGTATCATTAATCAAGCTACGGTGTTAGCTAACATATTTGAGGACAACCTAGCACAGACAGGAGCTTTAAAGGGTAAAGGCTGTAGTAGTAAGGGAGCGGAGTTAACCACAGGTTACTTTGAGAACCTTAATCAAGAGGACAGAAGAGATGTACTTACGTTGTACAGAGCATTTATGGTTGAACGTGGATTTATGGAGGTGTTACATTGAATGATTTAGATATTTGTAGAAGAATAGCAAAAATTGAGGGCTTACGTGTATCAAAAGATGTAAAGCCTAAATGTGGTAGCGTATACGCTAATATTTACCCTAATGATTGTTACGGTAATTACAATCCACTAACAGATAATGCTTTGTGTTTTCAGTTGATGATTAAGTATA